ATCGGCAGGTGTAGGGTTGGTGGGTGGAAAGGATTCTTCTAATGCATGGATAAGTCCTCGGGAATTCATCCCAAGAACCTCAAGCATATTGGGGGAGGTTGACATTACTATGCTCGAAGAAGGCAAGCATTCTAGCAGATTTAGTTGCGGACAATTCTGGGGCTTTGCCCTCATACATCAGACGGTCGCTAGAATCCAGCCAAAATTTTTTGTCCAAATATTTATCGGTAGTATTACTACCTAGTGGTTGCATTACCCAATTGATAGTTGCCTTCCTGAGTTTATCAAGAGAAGGACTGATGTTATACCCCAGCTCAGTATGAACCAGACTATTGGTAGCCACATGAATTTGTTCATCTCGACTGATATCGGCTGAAACGGTTCTCATACCAGCGTCACCATTAAACCGAAAGAATGGTAGAAGAACGAAGAAAATCGCACGTTCGGCAACCAACGCTTTCGTGATCGTATGATCTGGATGTGCTTCCCAAGCGGTTTTAAGCCGAAAGGCTTCTTTCTCAGCTTGCGGATCAACACCGTAAGCATTGGCGATGTAACCAAGTGCGACGTCGTGGTTTTCTTCGTCTTTGACGTTTGACACCAATACTTCGCGTGCCAACGCTGGTACTTCAGAATTGAGGGCATCGGTGATAAAATCTCCCACAGGCAGTTCCATATGTCGCAATGCAAGAGCACGGTAGATTGCTTCTTCCGCGCCCTGCTTGCATGTACCAGCAGTAGTCTGTACTGGTGTCCATTTGCGCTTCCGCGCCATTAGTTTTTCGTAAGGGTTCATTCTGCACAATCACATTGAGGTTCAGGGGTGTCCTCAAGTAGGCTGTTCAGATAGTCATCAACTTCACTCTCTTCCAGAGCAGCATATGCGCTTGACTTATCTTGAACGTCGCCCATAACTTGGAGACTATAATAAAGAGAAGTCTGGGGCGATTCAAGCCACTCCTGGATAAACTCTTCATCATACGTGATCATATCAGACCACGAGTTGAAGCTGTAACCATGTAGAAGTCCAGTCTTATTAAGTAGAGTCATGATGCCATCAGCAACACGTTTGTAGGCTTCCCAGCCCACCTTAGAGGCGATCTCTACATCACCATAGTTGTATGTTTGTACTCCGAAAGTACCTGAGTCGCGATCAACTGTCTGCGAGATAGGCGGAGCGATTTCTGGAGTGCAAGTATAGCCATCCAGATCTGTGCTTCGATAACTGCAGGAGGCAGTGGGCGCAATAGCAAAGGCTCGAACCATTTTAGCGTTGCGAGCAACTTGGGCTGCCGACTCAATGCCAGCATTAATTTGGGTGACAAGTTCATAGGCTGCAGACCGTACTGATTCTCCTTTGTTGAATTGTTCCAACGCACGTCCAAACTGGTCATACGTCACTCCGTATCGACGAAGTAGGTTAGCGAGTCCGAGCATGCCGAGTCCCACTTGTCGGTCAGTTTCGCTTGGGAGATATTCTCCGCTTTCCCCAACACCTGTCTTACCATGGAGTTCGCACAATTGGGACATACCTTCAGTGAAAGCATTAGGGATGTCGTCGAATTCACAGGCACCGAGATTGACATGTTGGAGTAGACAGGTACCTCGTGAGGGCAGGTAAACTTCAAGGCAGACGTTACCTCGGATTCGTTTTCCTTCATTATCGTATTTTACTTTGTTGAGCCAAATGTCACCTGATTTAATACCGAAGAGAATGTCCTCCTTAAACGTACACCTCTCCCACCACTCATCGGTGATGTTGATGCAACGTTTAACCCACGGTAGTTCGGATCTAGGAGTAGAAATAAATTCACGAGCATCAGGGTGGCTAAGGTCCAAATGACATACCACCGCGCCGTTCTTGTAGACACCCCCACGACGAAGGATTTCATTTAGCGTTGAATAGATTTTAGCAAAGGAGACCGGTCCAGATGCAACCAGCCCCTTTCCATTTTCTTCACCTCTGGGTCGCAGTTTCGACAAGTGTACCGCGCAACCTGCTCCGAAACGTAGAGCATGTGATACAAATCGCCAGCTTGCTTCGATTCCATCAGGTCCCTCCATAGAGTCTAGAACTGTGAATACGGTGCACGAAACCGGTAGGCGGGACGTTGGGTCATCGATCCAAGACTGGACACGTCCCGTGCGTGAAATATAAGATGCGGTCATGGGTTGATAAGGTCGTTCAAAACAGGGGGTTGGTAGTTCGGTCCCTTTAGGACTTTGCCGTCTGCACGGCGGATAGGTGTACCATCTAATCCTAACTTAGACATGTTGCTTTTGTGGATGCGATCCATCGCTTCCTCCAGATCCCACTCCATGTTCTCAGCATATTGGAAGCAGACATACACAAGATCTGCAAGTTCTTTTAGTTCGTTTTCGTAAGGTTCGTTGTGAAAAGCACTACGGAATTCATTGTACTCTTCATCGATCAAAGCCAGTTGCATAGTCCGGTTGTCCGGCGTATTCTGGATCCCATACGCTGAACGGAATTGAATTGCTTGATCGCTCAGACTGTTCGACCTGCAGTGTTGTGTGTTTGAGTTCATTTTCAAGGTAGTGGATAGCCTTTTTAAGATCTTTCTCTTTCGATTCAGAAGACTTGTAACCGGCTCTGCAAATATATTTAATAGCATTGCCGAGATGATAATTAAGTTGTTGGTCTCGGATAAAGTCCCAGACTTCTATTGATCCTCGGGTGTAGTGGGTGGGTGAATCGGCCATTTCTTGACTAGATTACTGACGGTATTGGATAAGACAAAGTTTTGTTTTTGTAATGCCATAAAGACTGTAATGATGTCTTCTTTCTCGGCATCAGGTAGAAGGTCATTTAGCCTTCGCATCTTTAGATCCTGTTCCATTGTCAATTCGATAATCGGCGGCGGGGGTCCAAAGAATGGGCTGTTGCTTGTCGAAGTCATAGTCAGATGCTGTGAGGATCTTTGCGAGTCTTGCATTTTCAAGTGCGACATCTTCGGAAAGATCTTTCTCAGCAAACGCTTGAACGACAGTCTTCCAAGAATACCCCTTTTCTTCAAAGAGGGTGATTGCACGTTTAACACCAATACCGGGACAACCGGCGTAGCCATCTGTTTGATCTCCTGCTAATGTTTGTACAAGGTGCCACTTCTCCCCCTCTCCATTTTCCACATTCATCATTTCTGACATGTCGAAGAGGCGACCAGGGATCTGCCGCATATCCTTGTCTGGTGAGCAGATGCAACATTTACCTTGGTTTTGTGTAGCATAAATACCTAAGGCATCGTCAGCCTCAAGTGTTGGCATGATAACAACTTTGTACTCAGTCTTGAGTCGGTTGATCACACGTTTGTAACCGCAAGGTTTTTTACGATTGCGATGCCCTTTGTATGCGGGCTGGATAGATTTACGAAAGTTTACACTATCGCTAAAGAACAGAATTAGTTCAGGTACATCCCAAAGAAAATTGTTAATGATCTTGAGAAGCTCACGCTTGACAGCAGCATAGGCTTCGCTGAATTTACTTGTGACTAGAATTACATCATCACCCCAATCGATTTCTGTTTCGGTAGCAGCACAGCATTTGTAGACCACGTAATCGGCGTCTACAAGTAACTTCACCTACCTTGTCCTCGGTATGCTTTCTTGTTACCCTTGGGTACGGAGTTGCGTCCTTGTCCTTGGCGGGTTTTCTTTGCGACTGACTTGATCTCAGTCTTATTTTTCTTGCTGTACATTAGTGGGTTTCACTCCAGTTGTTTCCGTGTGTTGCTTCTGCGTCGATTCTAATACGCATGTTGTAGTATTCCCCAGCCGCTGTAGCGCTATATACCAGGGATGTAGATAGGTCTCCGACGTGCTCTGGGGCACACTCGAACTGTAACTCGTCATGAATAAATCCTAATTGAGCAGCACATATCTGTGCCTCTCTCATTGTTTCTTGGTTGATAACCATCCACCGCTTCGCGACCACACCGGCTCCTGACTGGAGGCAGTAGTTCAAAGCTTTGTGAGGCGAGTCAACGTTAACTTTTCGTCCATCGATAGACCTGATGAACCCTCTCTCCGCAGCTTGTTTAATAGCCTTGAGTAAGTCATCCAATCCATCAACCGCGTCAACATACGCTGAACGAATCTCTTTCCCTTTCTTTTTTGCAGCAGTGGTTGATAGCTGTTGGTCATAAGAGTGTCCAATTTTTTCGTCACCTGCACCGTACAAAAATGCGTACGTTACGGTCTTTACTTGTCGCCTTGAGATTCCAATTTTGTCAGCGTTGATCTGATGGATGTCATCCTCAAGTAGAAGCTTCGCGTATCTTCCTCCGTCATACCGTGCAAGATAATGAGCGAGCATACGAAGCTCGATGCCGCTAAGATCAGCGCCGACCATATGTAAACCCGGACTTGGTATGAAGAGCTTTCTAAATCTTTCATCTGATGGGACTTGCCCTAAGTTGGGGTTTCGGTGGGCGCAACGAAAAGTATTAGTAGCTACACTGCAATGGTGGTGAATTCTTTTAGCACTCGTACTCAACTTCAGCCAGGCGTTCGCGCCTTCGCTGATCATTCCAAGCATCTTCGTTATCGTCAAAATCCGGAGGAACATCGTCGCTACTTCCGAATTCATCTCCTTCAGAATCACCTCGTCGATAACAGGTTTCCCAGTAGTTGTCTTCTGGCTTGGAATCCAGCCATAGAATTGTTGCAAAATCCATGATATATGATCGCGAGAGGATGTGTTGAGTTCTTTCAGTCGAGTAAAGGATGCACCCTTGACATATCCTTGCGTGCGGTTATCTCGTTTAGGAGTGAATTCCGATCCTCGGACGAAAGGGTGCCGGTTTCGTAGTAGTTCTTCAGTTTCTCGTAGTTCTCTGGTGAGAGAAGATGCAAGTTGCCATGCAGCGTTCTCATCAAAAGCCCATCCATGAATCTCTTGCTCGGTAAGGATTTGTTGTACTTCGTGTTCTAGCGTGACCCATTCAGGTAGGGCTGGAAGTGTTTCCATAGTTTGGTGGTAACGTGAACGTCTTGTATGCAATAGTCTTCCATTTCTTGGGACCAATCTGTCCAATTAGAAGTGGAACCGTAGTCACCTTTACGTTCATCTAATCTGTAGCCGTAAGATTCAAGTGAGTGTTTACCATACAACTTGAGAGGCATACCATCCCAGGTACGATTCTTATCCAAGTTGATCATGTCGGGGTGGTAGAGTCTGCTAAGGAGTAGAGTATCAACCATATAAGCAGGCTTACCAAACCAAGGGTAAAGTTTGCGAATAACAGGTATGTCGTAACCAATAATGTTGTGACCAATAATCCTGTCCGCGTCCTGGAGTCTTTGCAAGCCTCTTGATATCGGCTCACTGGACCCTGTGTCATTGTACGCAATTGTCTGATCTGTCGAGAGATCGTGGATAGCAAGGCAGTGGATGGTACTAACATCATGCAGTAGACCGTTTGTTTCTATGTCAAAGATTAGACTCACTTCCCATTCCATCTGAACGTCTTATCTTTAAATTGTGCACGTTCGATAGCTTGAGTAGTAGGTGGGTTAGGTCGTTTGAGTTCAGAAGTCTGTTGCTGCATTGAACTCTGGTTCTGGTTGAGTTTCATAGAATTTACAGGTAGGGAGATCATAGCTCAGCTCACAGGCTACTCCAGTCTCGCCCGAATAACGATTTTTAAGGATTCTAACAGTCGTAGAACTTCCAGCTTTGTTGGATTGTTGATCTCTTTCCAATCCAATACACGCGTCGCTGAGTTGAGCGATTGCAGCAGATCCGCGCAGTTGTCCGAGAGTGACTCGTGCTCCTTCTTCATGATTCTGATCCGATGATGTACGTTTGAGGTGAGACACCAAGAACAACGCTATGCCTGTACGCTCCACGAGCGACCTAAGCTTAGTCATTGTGGTATCAATCATCCGCCGTTCGTCTCCGTCAAGCCCAGAAAGGAGGATGGAGAGGTGATCCAAGAAAATGATTCTACAGTCGAGACCTGATGCCAGGTACTCAATGCGATTATAAATAACATCAGGATCGTAGGAGCCGAAACCATCAAAAAGATACAGGTTCCAATTAGCCATTGTGTCGTCAAAAGCCGCCGTGAGTTCTTCATGCGTGTGTTCTCCTAAATGTAGTGACTTACCAACATGGGCGCTCATCAAGCCGAGGGCTGTACGACGGTTGGATTCTTCCAACGCCAGATAACCGACCCGTTCCCCCTTGTCAAGAAGGTTAGTCGCAAGTTCACGACAGAAGCTGGATTTTCCGATGCCAGATCCTGCAGTGATTGTAACAAGCTCTCCATACCTGATCCCGTGAAGCTTTGATTGTAGTCCTTGAAATGGGTAGTCATGATCTGCAGCTGGTGATGGTGTGGTTACAAGATCTAGAAGAGTTTTGCCATCGACAATGCCATCAGGACGGAACGGTTTGGCGTCCCAGATAGCTCGACATACAGCGTCAGAGTCGTTGGCTTGGAGTGCGTCTGAGGCGTCCTTGTAGTCGCCTTGGAGGTGGGCAATCTTGACTTTACCAGGTGGTAGTACACTAGCACACTCTTCAGCGGCTTGACGGCCTGGTAGGTCATTGTCGTAAAAGATAACAATCTCATCGTAGCCTTGCAGCAGTGGGAGTTGTTTCTGTACAGCCTTCTTTGCACCAGCTGCACCAGATGGTACGGAAACCATCGGCCAACCTGGCATACACTCAGACCCACTAGCTGCATCCATCTCGCCTTCAAAAATGACGATACGTTTACCAGTAGTAGGGTAGAGATGTTGCCCGAAGAATGTACCAGGCACTTCACCCTCATACGAGAATGATTTACCTTTTGTTTTTACCTTGGCACCTTTGACGATGCCTGATTCGTCATGATAGTAAAAGCGGAGCTTATCACCATCACGGTAGATTTTGTACTTCTCACATACTTTCTGTGAGAGGTTACGCTTCTGCAGCCTTTGGGCTGAGCCTGTTATTTGCACACTTTTGGTTTGATGAATGTGTAAAGAAGGTTCACCATCACCGTGCGTATAGTGATGGCAAACGAAACAATATGTGTGCCCGTCGTCATAGACACTCTTGGCATCTGACGACCCACACTCCTCACATGGCTCGTGAAATAGAAACTCAGAGGAGCCAGTCGAGGGGGATGTTTTGGAATGATGTCCAAGGGATGTCATGCTTATCGCACCACTTAGCGTATGTAGTTTTAGATTTCTTACTGATCTTATTGAATGGTGCCTGAAAGACCATACGCAAATCAAGGTTAGGATTTAACTCCTTTACTGCCCTGATCTTACGACGGTCAGCAGGTTCCCAATAGCCCTTACATTCCAGCACGACACCATTGGGTAACACGAAGTCAGGTGTGTAGACATGCTGGATAATGTAACGGACTCTAGTTGTTTCGTACTCGTACTTGACACCAAGATCGACAAGCAGATCAGCTACCTTTTCTTCGAGTTTGGATCTGAACATCTAGTTCTATTTCATTTTCTATTGGACTAAACGGATGCTCATCGTGGAAAAAACTGTATGCCATCATGCCAAACTCAAGAAGTTGTAGAGTATAGAATTTTCTTTTGACTCCACTTTCTTTACTTCGTTTGATAGCACGTAGGCGTGATTTAAGCTCAAGGTATTCTTGGACCGTAAAATCTTTAGCCATCAGTCGTCCATGTTCTTTTCGATGATAGCCTCAACAACTTCAGTTACAGCACGAGACATCTCGTATTTGAAGTCATTCTTGTCAGCCTTGTAACGGGTGACACAAATGGGAGGGAGTTGGATGTCAAGGGTACCTTTGTAGATACCAGTGATCTCATCCTTTGCAACAGTGAATTGAAAATCAGAAGTCATCTTCGTCGGAACCAGGGAGAACAGTAACAGCAGGATCGTTGGCTTTGAAGCCTTCAGTCTTACCAAACAGGGCGGCTACATCTTCAGCAGCCATATCGCCAGTATCTACACCAGCTCCTGAATTGAGAGACACCAGTTGTACACCAACCAGTTTAAGGCTTGTTCCATAAGTGACGCCATCCTTGAGGATGTACGGCTTCTGATAGA